CCTGTAGATGGTTTAACAATACAAAGGTAGCCGAAATATTAAATTGAATACTTTTCTTTTCAAAATCCCTATTAAATTCTAATCAACTTAGATATGCTTTCTGTGATCTATATTCTCAGTTTATTTCTAGTTCTAATAATCAATCCTTAACCCCTAATTTCTGTTTTAATTCATCTATTTTACTATTCAAAGAGTCCTCTGAATCAGTATTGATTATCATCTTAAAGTTTATAGTCTTTCAATTTATGAAATACCCCAATAATCAGCCTCAATCAACTCTTGGAGTATTATATGTATCTATTTGCACTCAATTAACATCATCATAATTACCTTCTGTAACTAACTCACTACAATCTAATAAATTATATCAATTAAATATAATCTTTGCTCAGGTTAGCTTTCAAGTTTTATATATTGATCAGGCAAATAATTGCGATCATAAAGTTTCTCATATCATTATTGTATCCCTTTACCAGCTAAAACTATTTTTCTGGCCAATTGATTGGCAAGCATATCTATATCCATTCAGTTAGCCACATTAGCATTTACATTTGTATTGACTGTTAAATTATGATTTGGCACTATATTACCATTAGATTGTGGCACAAACATTTCAGGTCATCTCTCTCAAACAATATAAGGACTTCAAGCACTCACAGGTCATCAATTCGCCCTAGCTCATATAGTTGTTCATCATAATCAAGCACTAGTTCTAGCAGCAGCAACCTCTAACCGCTTCAATCTAAGTTGTTCGGCCATAGCAAGCTCTTCTTTCTTTTTCTCAATAAGATATTCTGAGTATTGATCTTCTATTGCTTTTAGTTCATCTTTTAATTGTTTTTCTATTTCAATTTCCTGTGACAATTCCTGTTCTTTGGTTATTCTTTTCGTTTGAAGTTTTTCTATTTCAGATAAATTCTCATAATTAACTCTTTCATCTATCTGTTTTTTTAGTGAAGTAGTTTGTCCTTCATCTAATCATTTAAAAGCCATCAATCTTTCTGCCTGTAGTTTCTCAATCTCCTTTTGTTGTTCATCAGTATAAACCCCTTTTGATCTTTCTTTTTCAATCTCTTGTATCTGATTGTCTATCTCTACCACTCTTCATATAATATCATTATCTAATCATTTTAATTCATCTTTAAGCTTTTTTTGTTTGTCTATTGATGAATCTATTTTATCATTTAGTGTATCGTAAGCTTTCTCTACCTGGGAAGTGAAGCTTTTAAGTGTGCTTTCATACTCTTTTGTTTCTTTTGATTGCTCCTTTACTTTTTTAGTTCCAGATCATACTGAATTTCAATAATCATAAGTAGCCTTTGTAGCTTCCTCAGTCTTATTAGTTGATTTATCTGTATTTCATATTAGGTTCTGATATTCAACATTTAAAGATTCTAATGTATTCTTTGCTATTCACATCTCTAAAGAAACTGTATCCATTGCACTTCATTGTCAAGCAAGTCATCTAGTTCATTCCAGGGTCTGTTTCGTGTTTTCTGCTTGTTTCTTTGATAATGACTTCAATTTTTTTTCTTGCTCAGCCATTTCAGATCTAACCTCTATAATTTTTTTTCTTAATGCCTCCTCTAAAACTACAGCCTCTTCAAGCTTTATACTTAATTCTGCCATCTTTTGAGAATAAGATATTACATCAATTTGTCATGATTCAAATTCTGCCGACAAACTATCCATCTCTCATCTCAATGATTCTATAGTTCAGTTAGTAACTTCAGATGTATTTAACAATCAATTTAATACATCAATTCATTTAGATAATGCTGGTATAAGTGCCGTTCATATTCTTTCTCATAATAAATTTACATTATCTTTAAGATTAGACCATTTTCATTGCAATGTTTCAGATTGTTTTCACATAAGATCAGCAAATTTTCAAGTTCAACTACTCATTTGTCTAAAAGCTTCAACTACAAGTCAACTAGATATCTGTCAGTTTTCTATTAGTTTAAGAATCTCTCAACTAGTCTTTCATAACATATTTGCTAATTGTGCTAGTAATGGGACTCAAGCCTCAGTAAATTGTTTTAGTTCTCATCCTTGTAGTCTACCTTTTGATATAACCTGTCAATAAGCTAATGCCAACCTATCCAATGGAACAGACAATCAAGCGGCAACATCTCATAGGGATTTCATAGTTGGAATCAAATCTTCAGCACTTATTCACATAGCTAATAATTGTTTAGCATTTTGTCTTATTCACACTAACTCAAAGGGAGTCTTAGCCGCAAATTTAGCTAAATCTTTTAATAAAGTGTCGGCTTTCTCTCCACTTCATAACATTGTAGTAAAAGATATTCTTGCTTGTTCAAGATCTCATCATAATTTTACAACAGCTTTACCTAATGTTCATATTCAAGCAATTATTGTTCAAACTCAAACAAATCTTGTAAACATAGATTGTAATCATTTTCATATTCAATCAAATTTTGCTTGTAATCTACTCAATCACTGATCTCAAGTATTTATAAAGTTATTTAACTGTCTTTTTGCTTCAGTAGTATCTCTAGACAACTTATTGATATCTAATTTTGTATTAAATATAAGCTCTCCGTCTCATTGTTTTTTTGCTTCCTTTAGAATAGATCTAGATTTATCAAGTTGATTTTGTAAGTTTACTAGATTTATTTCTAGATCTCTTTTTAATACAGGATCTAATACTTTCTTAGTATCTCTTGCGAACTCTTTTCAGGCCTGATCGATACTTTGTTTATCTACTCAAGCAACTATATTAGCTTTTATTTCAGTTTCCAACATTAGCGTTTCTGTGATTTAATAAATTCAAGATCTTTTTTATCTTGATCAGATAGTCATCAATTATTACATAACCTATCATTTATTGATTTTCATTCCTTAAAGTCTTCATAAACCTCAAATACTATTTTATCTAGATACCATCATATTTGTTCCATAGTCAATCTATCATATATTTCATCCGCAGGAATACCTGTCTTTTTATATATTGCCTCCTTATCGTTTGTAAATAATGATAATCTTGGTTTCTTTCAATTGATTTTAGGCATCTGTGTTTCAGAATAGATACTTTTNCNTGTTGGATGTAACATTTGTACTAGTTCATCAATATATGACGCTAGATTTATTTTTACTAACGATAGCACCTGTCTTTTATTGATATTATACCACTTATAATTACTTTTCGACTTCAATAATCATATATAATATTGATTTATTTTGTTTATCGCTTTCATTTTCTGTTTGATATCTCATTTATATATTATTTCCATTATCGAATAGAACTCTTTTGTCTCGTTTGCTGTCGCTTGTTCTAATTTTAAAACTAGATCACCTTTAGTTGTAGGTATTGTATATATATATTTCTTACGATCTGGATATGGGTACATATATAATAATTACAAGTAAAAGAAAAGGAGGAGAATATTCTCCTCCCAATATATTAAAGTGTAACAGTTTCTTTCATAGTTAAATAACCTCAACCAACACCTCAAACAAAAGATATTTCAGCTCCTGCGAATTCTGTTTCAACTCTATCAATAAATTGTTCAAGCATTTCGCCTGTGATAGAATATTTCCAGAAATAAACAGTATTCTTAATACCTTGTGTTGCATTGATTGGGTTAACACAAGACACAAATTTATATAATCCATAAGGTATAGCGTCTTTTTGGATGTTGTATCCATCAAGCGTATAAGCATTTGGAGTATAATCGTAATTGATTGTGAATGTTTGGTTCATAGTAGTAACAGTTGCACTATCAATCACAAATATACCATATTCTCCAGCTTCATTTACTCAAACATAGTAATCAATATCAGTTACCAATAATCCATCAACTGATCAAGTTACTGTGTTTACAGTAATAGCCGAACCGTTACCATTTTGGTTAACAATCTTGATAAATTGTTTGAAAGCGTATTTATTAGCTTCTGTTACTTGTGAAGCACCAGCAACCAATACACCAGCTACATTTAATTTATCTAGACCAAGCATTTTATCAAATACTGATCTATTATTTACATCAAGCCAAGTAAAAGATATTGTAGGAGTTTTCTCAGCTAGTCTAGCCAATTCTCCGACACCACAGTTACCTGCTCTAATAATTTCTTCATTTTCTAGTGCATGAGAGATACCAAATTCTTTAATATGTCATACAGTAACATAACTCAAAGCATCTAGTTCACTCTTAACAGCTCATTGATTAGTAGCTGTAAGTGGTGTAATAGATGTTGATGATGGATCATAATCTGTAGAATAAAACAAATCACCCATAACTAGTAATTTATCTTGTGCATTTGCCATAATAGTAGTCATTCTTTATATGGGATAATAAATAAAATTAACATCAACAATCTTTTCTTGTTTTATTAGATTGTATTTGTCACTTATAATCTTTTGTCAGCACTACATACGGTCAATAGACAACTAAGTCTGATTTAGTAAGCAATACCCTTTCTCCAATTCAATATACATCAAGCCCAATAGAGACATTATCTATAAAAGTATAACATTCTCATTTCGGAACTATTTCAGTATTTGTATTGGATATAGTCTTTTTTAGTTTAGTCATCTTGTTGATAACTTAGATAATTAAATAAATAATCTTTAACTATATACGCTCTATTCATTTCGTTTGTGAATATTGGCGATATTGAGTTTTCTGAGATACTGTTTACAATAAATCAGTCTCGTTGTGATATCTTAGAACATCATTCATTACATATTGAGTTAGTGGTCTTATCAATAATATCATATAATACAGACTCCTCATTTTCTCATGATCACAATGTTTTTTTACATACAATAGTGAACGATATTCTAGCTGTTTTCATTAGGTTTCATTTATTACTATATACTCTAGGGTTATCGGAAACAATGTTTATATATAAATAACTTCATTCAGGAATAGATAGCTTATCAGGTTTTCTGTTAAACACTTCCGCTAGTGATGTTATATTAGTCAGTGTATTGACTACACTAAACACATTCTTCCCCCTTAAAGTATATATCATTATTTATCTATTTCGTTATAAATAATCTTAATAATTTCTTCCCTTTTATTATCAACAGCCCTAGCAAAGGTTCTATTTCATTCTCAGACATAGAATAAACTTCATTTAGGTTTATGATATCAAAACTTTACTCAACCTCTACCATATTCAACATATATAGCGTGTTCTGCCTCATTACCAATAGATCAAACAACAGAATCTCAATTTAATTCAGCCCTTTGTACGACATAACTATTCAACATCTCTTTTGTATCTTCAGGGGTTAGGCTCTTTAATTCTTCTAAAAGAATTGGAAGAGCTTTATCTATCCCTATTTTGATACGCCTAAGATATTCAGCAGTTATGCTTCATACATTTAATTCTATAGTTGTCATTGTGTTTCTGTGGCGGTAAATGTTATACAATCAATATCTCATAAGGCACTTTTAAATGATTGTATGTTAGATATGATAAATTCTCATAAATCTCAAAACACATCATCAATAAGATTAACAATATAGTTGTTTCTTATGAGCCCATTACTACGACCTATAACAACATTATATTTTAATTCAGTAGAGTTTCTTTGTAAATCAGTGTCGTATATTGGTTCTTTTGATACCTCAAAATTACAATCAATATCACTATATATTGATGCTTTAGCTCTAACAGTTGATCAATTGACTTTACTATTAGATACAGAATATATACTACATTTCTTATCTAAGAACATACTATATAACTTGTCAAATAAATATACCTTTATACTTATTAAGAATATTTAAAGTCTTAAGTGGTATTTGTATTGTTTCTATTAGTGATGAGTATTTTTGTTTTTTATCTGAATACGATATACTCCTTGATTGATTAGACTCTGATTTTATATCTTTTCATTCTAATGACGACACAGTCTCAGTACCCTTAGTATATAAATATTCAGAAATCTGAATTGTAGCGAGCTTTATATCTACTGGTATTGCTTCTTCTAGTCAATCACTATCTGCTGTTGGAAATAAAAATGTCTGATCAATATCAAACTTTGTTTTATAGAACCCTATATAATTATCAATTATCCATTGAGAACTAGTAATATACTCAGTCAATATATCATCATCAATAACTAATGCCAAAATACTAGAAGTATCTCTTGCATCTTCTAATGATATATATTCTAATTCATTCAATAAATCTGTCATAGATAATTATATTCAGATATAAATTACGATGTATTTATTTCTATTAGCGATTGAAATAAATAAAAGTGTTTAATGTTATTCTGACAATTTCTTTTCAATCCATTCTTTATCGTTCTTTTTGTTGTTTGGAACTTCTTTATTAAATTTTTCAAAAAAAGATTTTTTTAACTCAATTAATTCTTCATCAACTACTACCGCAGTTACTTCTTCTGGATCGGTAACAGGAGTTGATCTTACATCTGATTTAACTTCTCCAACTATCTTTATAGCAGGATTGTTTGATAGAACTTTTATAATATCCTTGTCATCAGTTTCAAAGAAACCTTTTGTATTGAAGTTAGCAACTTTACTGCCAACACATACAATATACCTTGATTGTGCTTGGAATAACATCTTTATATATTTTATAAGAATAAAAACTCAGTTAAATAATATTGGTGGTGGAAACAACGCCCCACCACTCAATTATCTATCTAAGAACTATATAGCTTACAATAGCATCATTTCCTGGGTCAGCAGAAAAAGTGAAATCAATTGTATCTGCTGTATTTTCTGTAGATGTAAGCAATGTTACGTTATTAGTTCAATTATCTTTTAATGAAGCAATAACAATATCGCCTACCAATACTCCTACGATTGTAGCCGCTTCTGTAGCAGCTCAACCAGTTGTAGTATATTCTCCAGACAATACAGGTGTTTTTATTTGAGTTCCACCCACTTTCATAACCTCCACATCTAATGTGTGAAGTTTATGTCAGTGATCATTACCAGCATAATTATTAGACAAATCTGTAATATCAGTCATAATAATTAAGATTACAAATTAAAAGAATTATATAGCAAGATTCTTAACGTAAGCATGTGAATTACCAGCATTCTTAACTTCAAGAGTATATTCTCCCAAAATTCTTCTAGCGTAGTAATCAGCTCCAGCAGGAGTAGCATCTTCATCTGAGAACGCTCTCAATGGAACTAGGTTAATTCTAGATGGATCAATAAGAGCGATCTTGTCTTTATCGAAGTTTCTATCAGCTACGATATTAACAATGTCTCCTTGGTCAGATACATATGTAGTAACATATGATCCAGCAACTCTTTCATCTCTCATAATCAAAGGATTATTACCAGATGTATTGAATCCAGATATTTTTCTAGCTTGTACTGGATGACAAGCAAGTGTAGTAATAGCGTCAGCTCAATTAGATCTAGCTAGTTCAAACGCATTGTTTATAATTGTTTGAGATATAGCTCCACCTGAAGCATCAACAACATTACCTGTTTCTTGTTGTAAGAACCACATGAAACCTCACATTGTACCAGCTTCTCCAGATGTTCTTTGTACTCTAGGCATATTGATAGTAGTCATACCAACTTCGTATGACAAATCCATCAATTGTCTTTCAACTTGATACCCTAAAGCACCACCAATACCATATTTAGGTATCTCTACTGAAGTTTTAGAAACCTTAGCAGTTCTATCCATAATTTGAGTATAGTTGAATTTAGTTTCTGGTTCATATCCATTATCAGGATCAGCGTTTGTTGCTTCATTCTTTGGTCTACCTAGTAGAGTAACAATAGAGTTGTCGTCTAGATTTTCATCAGTTGAACCACCATAAACAGTTATTGCAATATCAGTTGCGTTAGTAACTGTTGATACTTTTGCAAATAATGTACTTCTATCATATGAAGTACCTTGTTCAAATTGCAATATATCACCAGCCTTGATTCCTACTGTTGAATCTAATACGATAACACCAGCCCCAGCAACGTATGCTCAATTTAAAGTCCAACTTAATGGAGTAACTACATCTTCTAACCATTCGTGTTTAGTGTTTTTTGCTTCACCTGAAACACCAAATAGATTAGATAAAATTGGTCTACTTTTAATGATTTGTACGAAAACATCTCCAAGATCTCTCTTAGAATTAACATAATCGTATGACAATTGTTTTCCGCTCATTTTTTATGTATAAAATAAATAAAATTATTCTTCAGATATTCTAGGAGCATTAGCAATCATATCAGAAATATTACCAGACTTCTTAGCTTCCTCAAATTTTGTTGTATCTGAGTTAACTCATTTACCTCAATCTTTAGGTACGGCCTTAAAATCTTTTGGCTTTCAGAACTCTGATATAAATCCATCCATAAGTTCTAGTTGTTCTTCCGAAGACTTTCAACTTAGTAACTTATTAACGAACTCTTTTTTCTCTTCAGGGATTTGAGTAATTTTCTCGTCTAGTTGTTTAGCTAGAAATGTATCGTATTTAGTAGCCTTCTCTTCAACAGAGCTTATCTTAGCCTTTGTTTCTTCTAACTCTTTGTCTTTTTGGGTTAAAAGATCTTCATACTTACCTTTTTTCTTAGCCTCAGCCTCTTCACGAGCCTTTTTCTCATTTCTTAGTTCTTCAAGCTCTTTATTTCCATCTGATTCCATTGAATCTAGTTTATCTCTAAGTTCTTTTCTTTTACTTCTTTCTTCTTGTAAAGCTTTCTCTTTATTAGAGTTTTCGCCTTTCAGTTTTTCAGATTCTGAAAGAAGTAAATCAAAGTTCTCTTTTGTGAAATCCATTTTTGTATATATTACATTGTAAAAGTACGCCTTACAACGATGGCGATCGTATATGATTCCGCTACTAATCATATTGGTTTGTGTTCTAAACCAGTCAGAACACTCTCAATATAACTAATGTCATAAATAATCAATATAATAAGATGTTTGTTATTATAAAATAGTTAAATTTATAGTTATCAATAATTCAATTAATCTTTTGTTTAATATTCTCGCCCATCTTTCATAATGACTCTATATCTATTTCTCTATACTTCATCATTAGTTGGTTTATTATCTAAATTATCTTTTGATTGATCAACTCACTCACCTAATATCTTTTCAATCTCAGCGTCAGTTTCCTCATCTGTATAGTCGTTATATTTTTTTACTGCATTATATAAACTAATAAGCTTAGCTTCTCTTGCTATTACCAACTCTTCTACAAGCTCTTTATCTGATTTTTCTAATACATCAGGTCGGGTATATCATAGATAATCTTGATCAGTTCAAATTATTTCTACTATCTGTAATATATATTTATCAAACATAGCTCTTATATCTCAGATGGTTTTGAAAAATGAACTATATTTCAAACTTCTTGATCAACTACCAATAGCTCCATCACCACTATCTAATCACAAAAAATCAATAGGCACTGTTGTCATTGACGATATTCTTCTAATATGGTTGTTATTATCTTCCATTGCTTTATCTATAAGATCATTAGAATTTTTAACAAACTCTATACTTCATTCTTCGTCAGCCATTACTACTCTTCAAAGCTCTGAGAAGTTTATTTTTTTTCAGGAATTATAATCGGTAAGTAATTTAGTTGGTAACCTTATTCATTTGAATAACACAAAGCTTTCTACATTTTGTATAAACTGTGTATGTTGCATAACTATTTGTCTATCTATCGCATATACTAAGTTCTTAATTTTTTCTATTATAGATGTTGGATATTGTTCCATTTCATCCTCTTTTACTATAATTATAGCAGGCACATCTAATCATGTTAATACTCTTTGTTCCATATCTGCTGTTTGTGGTATAGTATCTAATGGAACTTCAACACCTCAAACCAATGATGTTCATAATAGACGGTATAATTTATTCTCTATATATCATATTCAGTATTCTTGGACTAATACGAAATACTGCACTATATTACTAGTGTCTCAAACATACATCCTAAGGACTTTATGTATTCAATTATCATTCCAATAGTTCTTCGCAGGAAGATATATAGTTGATAGTTTTCAGTCTACCCTCTCAATTCATATAGTAGCAAATCATAATGCAACAAAGTCCTCTACATATTGAGATATATCTAAATCATATCATAAACTAGGCTCTCATACATAAGAAGCTATTGATCAAGATACAGCAGTAAATAATCAACTACCTATGTTCAATAATTGGGCTTTACTATTTAACTCTCAATTGAAAAATTTATCTTTTATATACAAAAAATTCTCATTATTTATATCAGTAAGATATGAGTTGTCTTGTAGCTTTTTTAGCTGTGATTGTTTATATAATTGGCTCTGGTCGAATATTGAAATATTAAGCATTCAACTTTTTATTTCATTTCTGGAAGTTGTATCACAGAATAAAATTTAACAACCATTTAATTTTTATCAATATATTTATCTATTAAACAAAATCAAGAGGTTTTAAGATATTTGTATTATTGATTGTTGTTTCATCATCTGAATACAGATACAATCACTTATAATTGCATCATCATGACATCATTGTTGTGCCTCTGGCCTATTCTTTTCGTTATACATAAACGTATATAATTCTGATCTCAATCTTTCGTCTACCTCATCAATCAATCATTCTCTAATCATTTGTTCGTAATCACTAATCATTAATGGTCTTGTTATCATATTCGTATGTCGTCAGTATTTCTTTGTCTTTTTGTTTGTGATTTTATCTACTGTCTTTTCGGCGTATAAATCGTAATACCGATGATAATCTTTAGCTTTACTTATTGTTGCAATACCTGTATTATTTCT